CCAGGGCATGTCACCGCGCGTTTCCCACTCTGCTGTGCCGCGCGTGACGAAGGCGCAGTTCAATACACCGTTCTGTACGAACTGGCTCTGCTCCATTGCCTCAACGTTCACCGGGCGCATGCGCGCGTACACCATGCCTGCGCCCTGAACTTGCCCGGCGACGGCGGCGATGCGCGCCTTGATGTCTTTAAGCGCCATAGCCTGCCGCCTCCAACTGCTCGGCGGTAGCCCGTTCCAAAATGCCCTGGGCCTCGGCAAGCAACTGCTCATGAGCTTTGTCGTACTGGCCGCGTGCCGCTGTGCCCTGGCGCGCGATCTTGCGTGCGATCAGAAACGCGATCGAACGCGCTGTCTTTTCGTCCGTCGCGCCGAACTTGTTAATCACCCACGGAATCAACGCCTCATAAGGCGGGAAGTGCGGACGCGAGCCATCATTCACCGGCGCGGCGTATACGTCTGCCGGAGGGCCGTTGCTGATGATCTCGGTCAGCGCATCCGCCGTCTGTTCCAGGTGCGGAAAGACCGTGTGTGCCAACTGTCCCGTGGCGCCCACTGGTGTGTTCTCCACGACGAGAGCGACGCCGCGCTCGCCTATCTTCTCCATGCCCAGCACGAGCCCGCGCATAACGGCGTCTTCCGCGCCGTCAAACGCGCTCAGGTCTGGCATCGAGATGGAGATCCGCAGGTCCGGCATTAACTGATCCTCGGCCGCTTGTGCGTCAGGCGATCCACGCCGGGCCCCATCAGCGAGGTCTGCTGTCCGATCACCAGCGCAGGCTTGGCAATTGCGTCGTCGCCTTTGCCCTCCTCGATCCCGAAGAAATCGAAGTAGCGCTTGCGCGCCGCTTTGGCGAGCGCCAGGTATTCCTGACCTTTGGTGCGATAGTTGACGATGTCGGCGGCGATTGATGCGTCGCCGGTCTGCGCGTAGATCGCGGCCAGCGCTTCAAAGCAATAAGCGGATGCGAGGTCCACCACCGCATCCTCGTCCTGCGGAAAGACGGTGCTGGCGTCGTTGGCGTGCGGCTGTGTCCAGGTGATGCGGGCGGTCTCTGTCGACTCCGGCACATCGACCAGCAGACGCAGCACCGGCCCGGCAGGTCCGCGATACATCTCCCAGTTGAAGTCGTCCACCGTCTGCTCTGGCACCTGGTCCACTGGATACTCCAGAACGGAAATCACCGAGAAGCCGTCAACCCATGCGGCGGGCAGCGGCAAGTCACTGGTTCCGTTGCACTGGATGTCCGACACGACAAGCACCGGATGATCCTTGCTGTACCGCTGCACGATGGCGCGAACAATCGCCGCCTGGCGATCCGTGGACGAGAGCTTGTTGGCTCCATCCTGAATCACCGAGGCGACGCGAGTTAGAAGGTCCGACAATTGCACGGCCAACTCCTACTGCTGCACGTAAGTCAAAAATCCGTTGAGGTTGGGCGTAGTGCCGCCAGAGGTGACACAGAGCTGATTGGCCGCAGGCGTTGTAAATACCGTGTGGCCCGCGCCGATGATCGTCGCGGTTCCGGAAGTGGCCTGCACCGCCATAACGCCGCTCAGATTCGCAGCTCCGGTATCGCAGGCCGTCGTGGTCTGCGTGCCGTATTTGAACTGCACCGTGGGCGAGGTGCCGGAGGTGTACGTCAGCGTGAACGCGCAAACATAAATGGCCTTGGAGCCGACAATCGGAACCAGCGCTGCTGTGGTAGCCGAGGAGATGGCAATCGGCACCGAGGACTTCGGGACACCTGCGCTCTCGCACGGGTCTCCGAACCCCGTCTGCGCCTGCCAGTAATACGGCTTAAACGCGCCGTAGATGGACATGGTGAAGTTAGGCGTGGTGCCTCCGAGCGTCCAGGTCAAGCGAATCCAACGTCCAAAGCCGTTCGCTTGGAGCAGTTGCATGCCGGTTGCGGTCATCTGCGTGATCGACTGCAGGTTGGTGCATGTTGCCGCCGAGTTTGCGGTACAAGTCTGCAGCGCCACGTCAAGCGTGGGATTGGTGCCGGTGACGGCCGTGACGTTCACCGTCAACACGCCGCCCTCGTAAGCGCCCACGTCGACGATGGTGGAAGCGCTGCTGGCGGTGACAGCCTGACTCGTCAGAAACGTCTGCTCTTTCATGAATCCGCTGGTGGCATCGATATAGCCAACCTGTGCCTGCGCCATCACGGGCAGCAGCAGCGCGATCAGCGCCACCAGGAAGATTCCTATATTGCAATTGTGCCTCTTCATCTCTTTGCCTTCTTTCTGCCTCGCGCCGCGAGCCGGAGCGCCATCCGTTGGCGCGTACCCGGCTCGCGAGCCGAGTGCGTCAAGCCAATTAGTGATTCGCGGAGTAGCCAACGCCGCGGAAGTCGAGAATGCCGGCGCCGTAAACGTGCTTCACCTTGTACTGAATTTCGTCCTTAGTGAAGGGCACGGAACCGTTGGCCGGGTTGTTGTTGATGTACATCTGCGGTGTCTCAAAGCCACCCAGGAAACCAACCTCTACGACTGGAACCTCACTGGCGAAGCAGCCGTAGTACCAGTCGTTGGCGTAGGTCAGCAGTTCGTTCTCAATCATCCCTTCATTGTTTGCGCCAAAGGCGTGGAAGAAGGGGTTGACAGTGAACGTGCCAGGGCCGGTGGGCCACTTGTCCGTCTGGTTCAGCGCGATTGCGGTGCCCCAGAGGTCCGGACGGAACATCAAAAATTGCAGCGGAAGATTTAATGGCTTGTTGCTGTCTTTTTCCGTCTGCAGCTTCAGGTTGGTGCGCGCCGTCTGCAAGGCCGCAATGGACAGCGGCGTAGCCAACAGGTTGCTGTGCGCGGCATTGAACCAGGCCACTCCATCTGGGATGTAGTTCGGATTGTTCAGGAAGAAATTGGTGACGATCTGCTTCAATGTGCGCCGCGCGGCGCGGGCCATGCGCGACGGGAACTGCGCCACCTTGCCAAGATCGTCATTGCGAATCGTTTCCTCGGTCACCGAGAGCAGGTAGCCGCGCTTGGAAGGCGCGTAGCTGATCTGCTCGTCCGTCATGTGCGAGACCTCGCCGTAAGTGCCTTCTTCAGCCACGACCGGCAGGTCACCCAGGTATCCCATGCGGACCCGGTACTGCGTCTTGTAATCGTTGACCGTGGTCGTGGTGTAGAGCCGATCCACGCCGCCCATCGGAACTTCGTTGTAATCCTGAATGATACGCTTGGTCATCGCGTTCAGCAGGATGTTCGGAAAGTCCGAAGTGGCAACGGCGTTGGCATCTTCACGAACGGCAAAGACGCCGCGGCCGAAGCTGAGCTCGCTATCGCCGGTGCAGGCCACATAGCCAGCAGTCAGCGAAGGAACGCCGCGGAACTTGAAGGGCTTGGCTCCGCCGGTGATTGCTTCTTTCACACCGAAAGTCGCATCCATCGACTTTTGCAGCGCGTCGGCTCCGCTGTCACCAACTTCGATTGAGCCGTGAATGCGGCCCACCGAGGAGAATGCGGCGAAACTCTCGCGCACACTCTTGATCTCGCCGTCGATCACTTCGTCGGTCACCGCCTTGGCATCGGCCACCACGCGGAAGGTCAGGTGCTCTTTCACCAGCTTGGCTGCAGCTGCCGGCAGTTTGGAGTCCCGCAGCTTCTGCTCGATGCGATTGTTTGCCGTCAACGTCTGAGCCTGGGCCAGCGCATCGTTGGCTTCTTTCACCAGCTTTGCCGTGGCATCGTCGTTCTTGTTTTCGATGGATGGCGCGGCGTTCAGCGCCTCCGTCACCTTGGCCACAAAGCCGGGAAGCTTGTCGTCCGACAAACTCGCCAGCTCGATAGCCAGTGCATTCGCACGCCCAGCATCCTTCTGCCGCAGCGCTTCCAGCACCTGCAAAATAAGCTGCCTCATTGCTTCTTCCTCTCGGACGGCAGAGCCGCCGTTGTTGATGGATCGAACTGCCTTGGTTTGCATGGCGGAAATTTCCGCCAGCGTGTCCTTTGACGCTGCCACCAGGAAGCGTCCGCCGGCTCCGGCCTCCCCGACTAGGTCAACGCTCGCCAGCTTGGCTACCTTACTGGAGACCATTGCTTCGCGGCCCTCGACGCGGCCCTTCGTAAAACCCACGTAGCCGTTGATCGAGAGACCGAAGAGATCGCCGAGCTTGCCAGCCTTGCGCGCAGCATCGAGCCGCGCGGCCAGGTCGCTCTCAGTGGCCAGCAACTGCAACGTGGCTCTAGCCTCACTGCCGCTCAGCTCGCCATTCTCAAACCAGCCGGCAATGCGTTCCGGCTCATTGGAGCCGTCGCCCACCGCCGGATGGCAGCGCCCGAACTTGGCGCCGTTCATCATCTGCGCCACCTGGGACACCGTCTCCTGCGTGTAGTAGTGAGGGACACCAACTCCGTTCAGCGAGCCCTTACCCCAGCCCGCCTTGATGGCCACCACCTTGTACTTCAGCGGATCAGTCGCGTCGGCCTGCGCCTCGGTGACAAAGCTGGCGCATTCGGTGACGGGAACATAAGCGGTCTCGACCTGGACGGGATCACCGAAGACAAATTCCTCCGTGCTCTCGTCCACCGAAAATTTGATCTGGTAGAGTTCGCCGTCGGGACCGCGGGTGATGACGTAGTTCGGGAAGGTCTCGATGACCGAGTACTTCGACCAGCCGTGCTCGTCCACGCCAAAATGCGCGTCGACCGCGCGGCTCAGTTCATCCAGCCGGTCCTCAATGCTCTCCACCGCGTCACCAGCCACCACGCCCGCTTCCTGGACGCCGTATTCCTTGGCAAAGCCCGAAGCGTCGATGCCCATCGCCTTCGCTTTCCTGACGAGCTTGCGGGCAACTTTCTTTTTGTCCGCCTCAGGCAGCTCCGCCTGATCGAAGCGCGCCAGGGCGTCGCGGACATGGGCCTCGTCGTCAATGCGAAGTTTCCAGGTCGTGGGCTTCTCCGGATCGCCGACGTAGGCGTAGTCCTTGGCGGCGAGGTTCTTGCCTCCATCCGTCTTGGTGACAGCCTCTTCGCGGACCAACATGATTTTGAGTTCCGGCATCACCGTCTCCTTCCTGCTACTTCCCTGACTTCTTCTCGGGCGCGGCGAACTCATGCTTGCGGCCGTCAATGGTGACTAGGCGCAGCTTGCCGTCGACCACCTCGCGGGTGTCGGTCAACTTTGGCTTGCCCGTTACCGGGTGTGCATCCTCAGGAATCCGCGGCAATGAGCAGAGATGCGCCGGCATCGCCATTGCCTCCTCGTAGCTCTTCGGCTCCGGTGCGCGCAACATGCGGTTAGCCTCGCGCTCGGCAATTCCGCGCCACTGATGTGCGTGATCGGGCATTTCGCTCTGGGCGCGCTTAAACGCCGCGCTGTACGTTGCCTGCCACTTCTTCTGCTCTGCTGCCGGCAGAAAGCCCGGCGCATCGGGAACCGTCATCACTTCTTCGTCTTTCGTCGCCATCACGTCTCCTATGCGGATTGCACCGCGATGCCCAGCTTGTCCAGGAGGGCTTTGTGTTGTGCCGTGGGCTTGAGCGCGGCCGGTGCAAAGTAGGGCACGCTCAGGCAGTGGCAGTTGATCGTGTTCTCCGGCGATCCGTTCGGGTCGCGCGGATACATCAGTTCCTCGCCCTCAACGACAAATGGCTCGGTAACGTTCTTCACCTGGCCGTCGGCAATCAAGTGAGAAAATCTAGGGAAGCGCGCCACAGGAATGTGCTTCCACTTCTTTTGCAGGTCTGGGTGCCGCCCCACCATCTCTTCCATGCGCGCCTGTCCGCTTATGCCGTGCACGCGCAGGATTTCGTTCTCGGCAATGGTCGCCGCGCGGTCCCCGATCTTGTCGAAGATCGAGACGCGCCCCGTTGCGCCAAGCCCGCGTCCAACTTGCTGCACAATCTGGTCCCAGCTCTGACCGCCCAGGAACGCGCGCTGCAGCGCCGAGTTGATGTCATGCGAAGCCTGGCGCGAGAGATTGGTAATAAGGTCCGCCGTGTAACCCTGCGCGATCGACAGCGTCGTCGGATTCACATGCCCCACCGCGACAGCCTCAATGCCGGCGGAGACCAGAGGCTCGGTCACTCCCTGTGCACCGAGGCGCGCGGCATGTGCCTCGGCGGAATCGAGGAAGCTCGTCGCATCCGTCCGGAACTTATCCATCGCGGCGTCAATCGAACGCTTCAGCTCCGTGAGCTGCGCGTGCGAGAAGCTCGCCGGATCGACATCCGCCAGACGCGACATGATTTCGCGGCGGGCAGAGTCCAGCATTTCCAGGACGCGCGAGCGGGCGGCTGGTGCCAGATCCTTCGTCTGGGCAATCAGCTCAGCCACCTTCGCCGCGAAATCCTGTTGGACCGTCATCCTCGTTACCGTCCGATCAGGGTGTAGCCGCTCTCAAAGGCATCTGCCGGCGAGAACGAGGAGTAGCCGTCTTTGTAGGACACGTAGTAGCCGCCGACTTGCGGGTCGTGCTTGGCAAGGAAGTCGTTCGATACCGCCTCGAAGATGACCGAGACAGTCGGGCCGGGAATGAGGAGCGTCAGCTTGTTGCCCTCGATCTTTACGATCTTTGCCGCCCGGACTTTCTTGTGACACTCGTACGCCGGCATCACCCAATCGGTACTCACTAAGTTCGGAATTTGCTCTTGTTCTGGCATTTCTTTCCCTCAGACTCAGAATTGTGGTTCTACGGGGTTAAGGTCCGCAGCCTTAATACCCGTGTGAGGCCTCACGACGCCCCTTCCTACCCCCGCCGCGATTTCTGCGGCGGTCTGTACCCCCGAATTGCTCTCCGGCCGTTTCTGCGCGATTTCCATCACTCTCAAACTCATCATTTTGTTGACTCTTTACGCGCTTTCTACTGGACAACAGGAGTTGTCTGTGCTATGTCGCCCGGCTTCGTGGGTTCGACTGTTGCCGACGCCGGGTTCTGGGCCAGCGCCGTCGCCAGCTTCTGTTGGTCGCCAAGGTCGTTAATGTCGCGCGCTTTTTTGTCCTGCTGCTCCTGCTGCGCCTGCTTGTACTCATCCTTCGGATCGTCCACATCGGTGCCGATCTGTGTCAGCACGTTGATAAAGGCGCGGGAGGCCGTCTCCCCGCGAACCCAGCCGCGGTCCTCGGCCATCGCCAACGAGTTCGTGGCGCCCTGCAGGATCGTTGCGCCCTTGGCAAAGTCCTTCATCAGCAGGTCCGGAGTCTGCAAGGTGAAAGTCTCGCCGGCGTCGGCGGGCAGCGTGCCGTGCAACTTTGCCTGCGCGATGACGAACTTGAGAATTCGCGTGGTCTCGCGGATCACCTTGTTCTGGTGCTCGGTAAGCACCTTACCGGTGGGGCCGTCCATCTCGGCGGCTACAGCGCGGTTGGCGTCGTTGGGATCGCCCATCCAGTGCGGAGGCAATCCCGCGCCGCCGCAGCCGTAGTGCTTCACGACCTTGACGCTCTCGCTGACGTCGTTGCCCTTCAGGTCCGGCGTGACGGCCGTGATGGACATCTTCTCGTTGTGGATCTTCACCGCGCCCTGGCGTGGAGGCTCGCGGCTGAACTGATCGTTGAAGTCGCGGAGTTCCTTATCGTTTGCGCCCGTGACCGTCACATCCCAGATGAACTGCTGCAGATAGCGCACGCGATCGGCGAAGTCGAAGACCATCTGATCGAGCACGTCAACCCAGTCGGCGAGGGCAAACAGCTCGCTGATGCCGCGGCTGCCAAGCTTGGCCTTGTTAATGGCGAAGAAGAAGCAATCGCCCACCAACTGCCCGTAAGTCTGCGAGCTAACATCCTCGTCCTGGCGAATGATGGCCAGCTCGCGCGGCACCGCCTCTCCGGTGCGGCAGCGCAGCTTGACCGCCGTGGGGATTGAGATCTCACTCTGTTGCTTTCCGGTCTGGAGCAGCCCGTAGCGAATTGCCGCGACGTCGGCGGCGTCGATGTAGCCGATGCGCACAAAGCCGTCTACGGGATTAACGGCCACCGGCAGGCAGAGCTCGCCAAAGATCAGCTTTTCCGAAGTCCAAGCCGGGAGATTCTCTTCCAGGTTGTTGATCTCGTCATCCCAGAAGCGATTGACTACATCCTGCGTGCGCGCATCCTCGCACTGCACCTGGAAGCCCTCGCCCACGATAAAAGCGGTAATCATGCGGATGATCTGTCGCGCAAATGGATTGGTAACCGCAAGGTAGTAGCAGACCTGCTGCATCCGCTGCTGCATGAACGGATTTAGGTCGCGCATCGAGTTAGGCGAGGTGATGCGCTGGAAGTGAACGTCTTCGCTATCACCGGCGTTCATGGTGAACAGCATGGGACTGACGTCTTCCTTCACCAACGCCGCGCGCGCCTCCGAGAGGTCGAGCAGGGTCATGTCGGCCCGGTGGAAGGCGTAGTACACGTTCTCGTCCTTGCCTTTGTGTCCGAGCAGCTTCTTCATCGACCAGCCCATAGCGATCTCCTATCGCGCTCAACGCGCGCTCCCCACTCCGGGGCAGTCTCCAGCTCGGGCTGGTTGTTCTGTTGCTGCATGGCTTGCGACATGGCTCCGCGATCGCGCCCCACAGGCAGCCTCGAATCGCTGGAGGCCATCGCCGCAGGGGAGGAATCGGCGGCTGCGGCCGACGCCAGGGCAAGACCCCAGAATTCGTCGGCGTGGCCGGCCTCGGTGCGCTCAGCGTCGAAGCGGAAGTGACCTGTAGGCGACGTGTAACGCTTCACTGCGTTGCAGCCGCGGCGGATGTAGTTCGCCGCTGGAATGCGCAGCGTGCGGTTTTCAAAGTGAGTCTTCGTCGCCGTCGCCATCGCCTCTTTGTTCGCGATGTTGAACTCGACGGCCTCCACGCGGCCGCCGTAGCGCGTGACCAGGTCCTCGCCGATCTGCGCGCCGATGCCGGTCGAATCCACGCAGCCGCGGCGGACACCCAGGTCCATCAGCGAGCAAGCCATTTCAAACTGCGTGCGAAACGGTGTGCGCTCCAGGACAATCACGGCGCGCGTGATGAGCAAGTCGGCAAGCTTCTCAATAAGCCACATCACGGTGCGATCTTTTTTGCGCCCGATGTCAATGCCAAGAAAGAGGTCGCCGACAGAAACGAACCCAGCCGGGATATCGAGCGTGGCCAGTTCGCTCTCGGCCGCCACAATCAGCTCCATCGGGATGTAGTTCTCGGCGTCGGCCAGGAAGATGCAGCAGTACTCCTGCATCCAGGTGTCTTCGTCGCCGGCAACTTCACGCATGGCCGCGATGTCAATCGGGCAGCCCTGCTTCACGGCGTTGTATACGTCCACCCAGTGAATGCTCCACTGGCCCGTGGTCCACTGCGTGCGTTCACTGCCACCCACGGCCGGAACGCCGCACTGGCGCGCAATTTCCCAGTACTTTCCCTGCTGACCGTTGGGCGTGGATATCACTTCGACCTGGTGACCGCGCGATGCAATCGCCAGCGCCGCTTTCCAAATCTTTGTTGAGTCGCGATGGAAGGCAAACTCGTCCAGACCCACGTCGCCACTGAATCCGCGCATCGTGTCCGGGTTAGCGGGCATCCCGACAAAGCGCGCGCCGTTGTGGCGCAGCGTCACCATCTCCGCCTTGTCGTCCGTGCCGGGAAAGTCAATCTGTTCGGAATTGAAAACTTCCTTCATCGCCGCGGCGTGCAGCTTGAAGTACTCCACCGCTTCGCGCGACTGGCGCTGCGAGGCCGAGACCCACACCGTGGTGCCGCGCTTCGCCAGGCGGCGGCGCAGATGGCGCAGCGTGGTGGCGAAGGTCAGTCCCTCTTGGCGGCCTTTCACCATGAACTTGAAGCGCGACTCATCCGTAATCCAGGCGCGCTGGTATGCGTAGAGCTTTACCTTCGCTTCCGCGCCCTCAATTTGTGCCGTGCTCATCGTCATGCCGTCAGTCCGTAAATTTCATCGAGCTTTGCCTGCAACTGCTCGGGTGTGACTTCCTTC